TGGATTTTCCGCCCTTCAGAATCTTACTTCTGGAGTAAGCATGGTCATGTCCGGTCAGGACCAGATCAATCTTATTCTCCTCAAAGTACGGAATCAGTGTGTATCTCAGGTTGGTGATTTCAGGCTCATTGGAGTGCTCAGCAGATCCGTAGATGTCCTGGTGCAGAGTGACGATTCTCCACTTGCAGTTCTTATGCGCCTTTACCGCCTGCTCGATAAACGCTTTATGCTCAGCCGCGTTGGTGTTCTGCGTGTTCAGGTCGATGAACAGAACATTTCCGTAGGTGAAGCAGTAGTCTGTTGCCCTTCTATATCTGATACAATGTAACTTTTCCGGCATTTACACTCCTTAACCCAAAATGCACACTGGGTCTGTATTTCCTCGTTTCATACAGATGGGTGCACTGGGTGTATGCAAACTATCACACCTGCTGATCTTCGCTTTCCAGGCACAAATAGACCTGAAAATCCTCAATTTTCAACATTATACCATTTCGATTAGAATGATTCCACTCCGCCACCCAACACAAAAAACACCCCGCCGGAGCGGAGTGTCTGTCGCCTGATTTATGTTCAGTTATACCTCTATCTCGGTACCGTCCCGAAAGGTGAAAATCATCTCCTTCCGGCGGCCTACTGTGACGAAATCCACCATGCAGGCCCACAGCCACGGATCAAATTCCTCAATCACACCGTTCTGTTCTTTCAGCTTCTCGATGAAATCCTCGATCCGTTCTGACCTTGCGTTCTTTTCCGATATCTGGCGGTTCGCTTCATCAAACTGCTTTCGTGCCTTGTCATACCGTTCCACCAAGCTGTCGTAACGGCTCTGGTAGTCGTCCTGGTCACTTGCTGTCCTGGCGTTGTCTTCCACAAGGTGCTCCACCATGTCCGAAACCACCTGCAGCTCTTCTTCAAGCTTCTGCTTTTCTTCAAGAAGGTCAGACGTATCGCAGAGAGTTGTCCTTACCAGTTCAGCATTGGCGATGATCTCTTTCTTCTCGCTTACCAGTCTGTTATAAGCCTTGATGAAAGCCTCCCGGACCTCATCCTCTGTCACATGTGCTGTCTGACACTTTTCGGCGCCCTTGTACTTGTTGTTGCATCGATATACAACTCTCCTGTATCGGTCGTTAGAGTGCCAGATCTTTGGACCGTACCAGGAGCCGCAGTCGGCACACTTTATCTTGCTGGAAAAGATGCTGATCCCGCTGTAGTGTCCTGTGCGGTGCCGCCGTTCCAGTTCTTCCTGCACTAGGTCGAAAACTCTCGGTTCAATGATAGCTTCGTGATTTCCCTTGACGTAATACTGTGGAACCTCACCTTCATTCTTCTTTACTTTATGCTGGAGAAAATCGACCGTGAACTCTTTCTGCAAAAGTGCATCCCCTTTATATTTTTCATTTGAAAGCATTCTGCGGACGGTGCCCTGACCCCACACATCTTTTCCTCCCGGGGTCTTGATTCCCCGTCTCGTAAGCTCGGTAGCAATGGCATGCGGATTCAGTCCCTCAAGGAAGAGTCTGAAAATCAATTTCACCGTTTTTGCCTGTTCTTTATTCACCACAATTTTTCCGGTCTCCTTATCCTTGTCGAACCCAAGGACACGGCTGTAGGCAAAACTTACCTTGCCGTCAGCAAACCGCTTCCGATGTCCCCATGTGACGTTTTCCGAGATCGACCTGGACTCTTCCTGCGCCAGACTGCTCATGATCGTAATGAGAAGTTCGCCCTTCCCGTCAAAAGTCCAGATATTTTCCTTCTCGAAGAAGCACTCCACACCGTGCTCCTTCAGTTCTCTGATTGTGGTGAGTGAATCCACCGTGTTCCTGGCGAACCGGCTGACGGATTTCGTCACAATCAGATCAATCTTTCCGGCAAGGGCATCATCGATCATATGCTGAAATCCTTCTCTTCTGCTTATCCTTGTTCCGCTGATTCCCTCGTCCGTATACACCTTTACGAATTCCCAGTCCTTACGGCTTTTGATGTAATTCGTATAGTAATCAACCTGTGCCTCGTAGCTTGAGAACTGTTCATCGTGGTCGGTTGACACCCTGGCGTAACCCGCTACTTTCCTTTTCCTTGTCCCGGCAAGCGGCGCAGATGTAAAGCGTTTCTTCGTCGCTGGTATCGTTGTTACTTTCTTCTGCTGCTCCAAAATTTCTCGCTCCTTATCTTTTTCATCCGTTCGCTTGCTATTCTGCGATACTCTGGTGTATTTCTTCTTTCCTTCATGATTTGACTCATATATTCTTTGTATTCCTTTGTGTGCGGTGTTCCTTCTTTTTTGAATGTATATTCCCGCTTCACAGTATGGCCATCGTTGAAGTGAAAGGTAAGATGCGTGGCGTTGCGGACAGAAATATAATCGATCTGTTCCAGAAACTCTTCCTCACTGAAGCTGTCTGTGCCAAGCACCTCTGCGGTGATCTCCTTCAGATGATCCTCCCGCAGGCTCTTCCCATTGCAGTTTTTCCTGTTCGAGCAGTGCCAGTAGCCGTTCCTGCGGCCGTCTGCCATTGTCACATTCTGCTTGTGATAGTTATGGCCGCAGTCCTCGCAGCGGATCTTTGTGGTAAAGCATGTAGTACCTTTCTTCCCTCTCGCAGCATGAGTCCTGCGATATTCAGATGCCTGTTTTCTCAGGTCTTCTGTCCAGGCATCCTTTCGGAAGCTTCTCGACCAGTGATGCTCCAGCCGGGTTCCATCTCTGAATTCAAAAATCAGGATTCCCTTTTCAGGAACAACAATCTGCTTCACCTTCTCTGAAAAAATGTCCGCATCAAACTCCGGTATTTCAAGAACCTTTGCGGTCTCTTCCTGAAGAACAGACTCGCGGATGATACCGCTTGTGCATGTTTCCTGACCGGGATGCTTTTTCTTCTTGTGGCTGGTGCACTCCCATAAAACTTCATATTCGCCAAGAGCGCTTTGTTTTGCCTTGTTTTTCCTCCTTGAGCGCACAAAGCTTCTTCCGCAGCATCCGCACTTTATCTTTGTCGAGAAGCAGTTCAGATTCAAAGCTTTGTTGGCAAAGCAGCCGAGCGCCTTTCGGCGTGCCATTTCCTTCTGCACATAGTCAAAGGTTTCCTTGTCAATGATGGCAGGGTGTGTGTTTTCAACAAAATATTTCGGGAGCTCACCGCGATTCTTTTTGGTCTTTTTGGTAATTGGATCGCTGATGTATTCCTTCTGAAAAAGCATGTTTCCCGTATATGTCACATTTGTGAGAATTACTCTCAGGTTAGAATCGTTCCATCGGTTTCCCGCCCGTGTCCTGATGCCTTCATCTGCAAGCTCCCTTTCAGTTTCCAGGCGGGATTTACCATCGAGAAAATTCTGATAGATCCGTTTTACGACCGCAGCTTCCTTGGGGACAATAACCAGCTCGTCACCTTCCCAGCGATACCCGTATACATGCGTATGGCCCGTTGCATAGGGGAGCCCTTTTTGCATTCTCTTCCTAATCCCCCACTTCACATTGTTGGAAATGCTGATGCTTTCTTCCTGTGCAAATGATGCCAGCAGGGTCAGCATAACTTCTCCGTCTCCCGAGAGAGAATTGATTCCTTCCTTCTCGAAGCGCACCTCGATTCCCAGATCCTTCAGGTGACGCACTGTCTCAAGCAGATCCACGGTGTTTCTTGCGAATCTGCTGATGGATTTTGTCAGGATGATATTAATCTTCCCGGCTTCACAGTCTGTGATCATCCGGTTGAAGGCTTTTCTTTTAGCCGTCCCTGTTCCGGATATTCCCTCATCAGCGTACACACCTGCGTATTCCCACTCCGGGTTGTTCTGTATGAGCTTTGAATAGTAACTCACCTGAGCGGAGAGAGAATGGTGCAGCCGCTCGGTATCCATCGATACCCGGGCATAGGCAGCGACCTTTTTCCGTGCCTCCGGCTTTCTGATCACCGGCTCTATTTTCCTTATCTCAGCCATTGTATCAACTCCTTTCCAACACTATTCATCACTCCTAATCGGACACATATCAAGCTTATCCAACGAATAATGTGCCGAAATACGGCCTGTATTTTGCCATGAAAATTGTATCTATCTGGCGGTACTCATCCTCTGTGATAAGCCCATCTTTCAGCATTTTCCTGACGAATGCCATCGTAGCCAGATAGAGTTTTTCATTCTTAAACTCCTTCTTTTTCATTGTTCTTTCCTCCAAATCTGTCTTTTATGTAGCAGGCATGACTGCAGTACTTTCTCGGTGCCGAACCGTATATCTCAAACTCATTTCCACAGACCGGGCATACCTGCGTATGTACAGCCCTTCTGTCTACAAGGTCAAGGTGTGCGTTCCACCACTGATTCCTGCATTTGTCGCAGCAGAACCGTTTCTTTTTTCTTTTCGCAAGCTGCCTGATCTCTGCCCCGCAGTTCTGACAATATGAAACCTCTCCGCTGTACACAACTGCTTTTCTTTTCGGCTTCGCTACTCCGCCAAGACCGTTCCTTCTGCAGTATGATTTGACAGTATTTGCTGATATACCAAGCTTTCCTGCGATCGTTCTGTATCCTGCTCCGTTTGCGCGCATCCTTGTAATCTGATCCTTCTGCCTGTCATCCATTTATGCTTCCTCCTGTATCCTTGACTGCTTCCTTCTGTTCCATACCGGAAAAGTAAACCCTCTCCGTTAATTTGTTCTGCTTTCCTACGCCCAGAAGGAGTCTATTATTACAGTGAAGAAAGCAAAAAAATAGCGGTCCGAAGGAATCTCCCCTCGGACCGAATAAATGAATTTTTCTGCTATATCAGAGCCTTGATCTTTGCCTTGGTCTTTGGCCCTGCAATTCCGTCAATCGCAAGTCCATGTTTCTGCTGGAAGTTCCTCACTGCCTTTTCGGTAGCAGGGCCAAATAGACCATCGACATCAAGTCCTGCCTTCATGATTTTGTTCAGGCATTTCTGGAGCCGGATGACCTGAGAACCGCTGTCGCCTCGTTTCAGATCAGAAGTAGGAGCAGAAATCTTATTGACGGAAGTGCTGTTTTTCTTGTACCCGTTGAATCCTCCTTTTTTGATGATGGAAGGATAGTCGATGTAGGCATAGTTCATATCCACATTTCCACTAATCCCTGGGACCTTACCAGAGGAGGAGTACTGCCAGATGCCGTAATCCCCGCGGTAGCTGCATTTACCTGCGTACTGCGCGACCCAGTGGGCGATGGAATGAAGCTTCGAATCATCCAGCCGGCTTTCAAAGCCGGAGTAGGTAGAAGCGTAGATTCCGGCGTAGTAACCGGCTTTCTCTAGTTCTTTGCAGAAAGCCAGGGCAGCCTTTGTGGTACCGGAGCGTTTCGCTGCCGGCTGCGCTTCACAGTCAAAGTAGACCGGATACTCCAGCGTTTTTCCTTTTAGAAGCCTGATGAACCTCTTCGCATCAGCTCTTCCAGCCTCCTCAGTCACGCACTTCG